CCGCCACTCTCTGGAAGGTCTGGTTGAGCGACAGTATCAAACATTGCAGCCGAAGACTTAAAATCAGGAAGGAAAGACATGTCTGTAGGCGGAGGAGCGGCTCTCATAGATGATGCGGGAGTATTTAAGTTTTTAGCACGTTCATTAGCGGCTAATTCTTCTGCAAAACTTGCTCTATTAGCTTCTGGAATTAAACTTAACAAATCTTCGTTAACATTTATAGACGGTGGACCACCTTCTGGAAGTTGTTCCCCGTATATTGCGTTAAACTTGTCCACTGAAACTGATGGATCAAGGAAATTCATATCTTTACGTGGAGGACCTGCTCTAGAATCTACTTGAACGTCAGGAATCCCTTCCCCATCGACTATCCGAATAGCTTCATCCATAGAAGCCCCTTTTCTAACAAGAGCAACAATCTTGTTGATCCTATTAATTTTTTCTCTGGTGTCACTAATGCCGCCTTCACGAAAACGTGCAACACCACCTTGGGCCATGGGCATTGCACCGCCCGTCATTGGTGCAAGAATCTCCTGAGATACGGCATCTATCAGGGGAGAAGACGAGGCCATAATTCCAGAAGCTTGGTTCATGGAGCTTTCAATGGGTTTGCTTGTCGGAAGCATACCGCCATTAGAGAACATTTTACGCTCTGACAGAACAGATCGAACAGGGTATCTCCGCATCATTATCAGTTTACTCCTACACTTACCTAAGAGGTATTACCCAAACAATCCGCCTAGTGGATTATCTAAAGCTTTATTCAAACCAAGGCCACCTATTCCTACTCCGATAGCCTGTGACAAGGGGCTTGGAGAAGGTGCAACTTGAACACCCAACGTAGATGCGGCAGAACCTATTTGAGGTTTGAATATGTCGCTCATAAAGCTAATGCGTTGGAACGGCTCGTAAGATTGTTGTAATTCAGACTGTCTGGCAGCGTCAAGTTCTCTTTGAGACTGTGTCTGACCAAGGGCTCCAAGCTGAGACTGCAACTGGGCCTGTTGGGCAAGAAGGTTTTGACCTGCTCCAGCTATATTTGCCTGTGCCGAGCCTAGACCAGCAATACCGCCACCAAGACGAACAGCCTCTTGTGACTGAGAAGCTCCAAGACCGCCAAGAAGTTGTGCAACCCCTTGTTGTCTACGCTGTTGATTTTCAAAGGCCGTTTGAGAAGCGTTCTGAGCTTGATTGAAGTTTCTACTCATATCCTCAAAAACTCTACGGCTTTGTATATCCGCTAGATTTCTTCCGAGTTCTGCTTGAGCAATGCCCTGTCTACTTCCGCCAAATGCACCTGCACCAACGGCCTGTGCCGAAAGTTGATTGGTCTGCATAGCGGCTTGACGTTGCATTTCTGCAAGAGCATCTTGAGTAACTGCTTGCTGATAGGGGTCCATGAACGCTGCTGCGCTCGTAGGATCATAAGCTCCCGTTGTTCCTGTAGCCTGTTGCGCGGCCTGATTAAATAATCCCGGAACTCCAGCGGCTTGCGATTGAAGCGTAGACAGACCTTGACCAATGGTATTGGCTCCAGTTGTCAGGTAAGGTTGAAATTGACCAATACCTTGGCCCGTGGTCATAGCTTGCTGAGTAAGCGGATCAAGAGAAGCTACCTGAACGTCAGGAATATCAACAGGTGTTTCTCCTCGAGCAAACGAAGCCTCTAGAATCTTCTTTTGAAAGTCTTCAAGGAAGGGGGCTTGGCGTACAATTGACTCTGTTACTGTTGCCATCAGGCTGCTCCACTTTCAAATCGGTTCATCATATCATACATTCTAGCGGCTCCTACATCTCTATCGCCATTGCCAGCGTTTCGCACGGCACGGGCTGTCATAACAAACTCTCCGTCAGAAAGCATTGCGGGAATACTGTCTGAGGTCCCTGTACCAGGACCCATAATCTCTCCTCCAGCAGCTACGGCTGTTATACCTGATAATGGATTTGCTCCAAATGAGCTTGCCAGTTGAGTAGCACTGTAACGAGGTTTTCCGTACCAAACAGTTCTAAGGGATTCTGCTTCGGAAGAGTTCTTATCAGCTATGTTTTGCCAATCGGTGTAAGCTTTTCTTTCCATATTAGTTCTAAGCGTACTCGGATCAAAGGCTTCCTCTTCGGGCATTAAAGCATTAGCGGCTAATAAGGCTCCTCCGGTCAAAGCTGCTCCTCCGAGAACTTTTGCACCTGTCCCTGTTAGGTTTCCACCTGATAAAGTTTCCCCTGTCTTACGAGTTAAAGCCGATAAAATTCCCTCTTCTGGTTTATCAGAAGTAAGAAAAGATGAAATCTTTTCATTAAAGTTTGGCTCAACACCACCAACTCCTGAGGTGGAAGCCCATCTTTGTGCAAAACTATCTGCCGCTTCTCCTTTTAGACCTAACTCTTCCGCTCTTACTCTACCCATATTGGTTCTCAGTTCTAATTGCTGTGAAGTTTGAATAGGGCCACTTGTACTAGTTGAAGGATTTACACCTGTAGAGCCTAAAGCAGATCCACTCTGATAACTTGGGAACACCTTACTCATAATGCCGTCACCACCACCAAAAGGTTGTTTAGCAAAATTAGTGCCTTTAAGACTACTAAACACACCCGGAATGCCCCCGCCCAAACCTCTAGGACCAAAAATACCCTGTGCTAACGGATTAGAAGCACCAGAAGAAGCAAGATTACCGAGAGCTGAAAAAGGTTCTGTAAGACCTTGTTGTAATCCCGTTCCAAAATCAGTTGGGCTAAAGCTACTACCTCCTAAACGTGTAAAGAAAGAAGAAGGTTGCCCTCCTACCGATTCAGGCCCAAGGCTAAATCCATCCGAAAAACCTCTAGCAGCACCCTGTGCAACATAACTAAAAAGCATAGATTTGAAAGCATCAGCCGTAGTTCCGCCCGTTAACTTTGTTGTTAGTCCTGAAGCCAATATTCCACCAATACCAGGTGCAATCAAATTTCCTATAATTGGAGCCGCTATAGGTAGAACTTTTTTAGCGACCTTTTTGACTGCCCTAAATACTTTCTTGAAGAAGAACTCAGGCTGACCCGTTATAGGATTGATGGAGTTAAGCTCGTTACCGACAACGTAACGATTAGGGTTCTCAATACCCATCATCGTCATCTGTTTAAACAGGTTCTCTTTTAACTCTGGATTAGCCTCTAGAATCTCTTTGGGAACGAAAGTTTCACCTTCTGCAGCATGGACCATGTAGTCGTCACCGTAACGACCAAGGGTAGCTAGACCACTAGCCAACGACTTTGCGGTGGGTTCACCTGAATACTTAGGGGAAGTGTCTGTTATCATCAGGAAAGCTCCAAAACATTAGCAAAGACTTGAATCTTTGCTGCGGTAGCGCAGTTAAATATGAGTGTGTCACCCGTTTCTAATACAAAAGGACCTGTAAATGACACGTCTGCGGTAGCAGAAGAAGAGGCCAACGTAGCCAAAGTGATCTTCTGCAAAAATACCGTTGCCGAAGCGGAGCTATCAGCTATCTTGCAGAATACCACTATCGACGCCGTATGGCTATTGTATAAATTGATGTTCTTTACAAGTGCTTCGGTAGCCGCTGGGCATGTATATACGACTACATCACCTGTAGAACCTACCGTCGTTACTATGTTCTTGTAAGCAGAAGCCATCAGTCCATAAACCAGTTCAAACCATTGGTATCATCTTCTCCGCTAACAACAGCAGGAAAGTCTATTTTTGTAAGAGCCATCTCAAGATCACGCAAAATTCGAACAAACGTATCGACATCGTACTCATCTGGAGCCATGGGCATACTGTGATCGAGCAAACTAGACACTAGCGTCTCCCATCAGGACGTATATCAAGGCGAAGATCACCCAGCGTCCACGTTATGTTGGTCGTAGAACTTTCAATGCGTAGCGCAGCCTGCCTTGACCGGCTTCTAAGAAAAGATTGCTGAGTGCTGGAGGTTACTACATTAGTAGAATTAGTAGCCAAGCTATCTCCTGGGAAGTTGCGGGTCTTTAATACGTAATCTACCGAGGCGGTAGCACTGGTGCTTGTGATGTCAATGTCTGGTATTAAACGACTTACAAACATAAACTGTTCGCCGTCCCCAAGGTCAAAGTCAGCGGACTCAATAAACGAAGTCATAGCAGAGCCATCGTCATCGTCGCCGGTCTCATGAATGTAGACAAAGTTTGTAGAGTTAGAAATTCCAGAAGCTCTTGGATTGTTGTGTATCCCATAGTCAACCCAAGCAGTTCTCGATAATGTTCCTAGATCCCAAGTGTTCTCCGTGAAGTTGAACTTAACGTAGCGGTCTATTTCAGTAGAATCCGCCGTAGGGTAGAACCAGAACACCTCGTCAAACATCTTGTTGGAAGCCGCAAAGCATTTAAAGCTTTGATCTAGGTTAATGTCGTCAAACACATATCTGAGAAGAGTACAGGGAATAACCTGAACACGACCTGTGTAGACATAGAAGTTCTCACGGTCCATCCAGAAGACCTTGTCGCCAACTGTTGTTACAGCGTTTGGTCCAATGATAGACACATTGTTTGCTAACATACTGAAACCAAAAGTGAACGGAGGGCCTGTAAACCGCATGGCATGAAGGGCTGTATCCGTCCAGATAAGCATTTCCTGACGGGTCTTCTGTGCCGATATAATTTCTGATCCAGACGATATACGTTGAGAACCAGCCGTGTTTGTAGCGGTGGGTGTCCAATCCGCTGGGTTCTCTTGGTCGGACCAGCGAACCATCAACAAGTCTTGAGCCGTCTCATTTAAAGGGTTACTGCCAAAACAAACTACGTGTCGATCCGCACCTGAAACCATTATTCTGCGAGTTATAAGAGGAGCACCAGACGCATTTGGTTGAGAGGCAAGGTCCGTGGCCCGTGAACCAAGGCCCAGTGTCTTATCCCAGTAGTACGGAGTTCCATCAAAAACATTAAGGAGTAAGTCTTCGCCCCAGTTGTCCTGACTGTACAAGCGGATGTTTGATCCTGTGTTTGCCGCAGTGCTAGAAGATGACCCCCATCCTACAAAGTCATTTGCTTCTTTGACAGTTGCTCCATCACTATGAGAAGCGGCACTAGTTCCACGAGCACCTCGAACAACACCTGCATTAATTAAATGAGTAGATTTACCTGTGTATTGAATTAACTCACTGCCTATCAACATAAGTCCAACAAAGGTAACCGCATCACCACTGGAAGAGGTAGCCGCTGTTGTTCCGTCATCGGCTCTTGTTAGATCACCAAACACGTTGCTTACATTCGTTCCGTAACGTATTTTTTCAGTACCTATAATAAGCGTACCCCTAGCAGGAAACCCGCTAGAATTTGCAACGGTAATAGAAGAACTGGCAACGGTTAAATCTGCACTTGTTGTAGTCGCTGCTGTTTCAAAGTTAGTCGCACTTGTTAAGGTAAACGAGGTCACACTGTCGTTTATTCCACCACTATCGTTAAGGGTAGTCTGAGAATATCCTGTTGTTACACCGCTCCAAAGACCCGCTCCAAAGCCTGTTCCTGTTACAACAGTATTAAGACCTGTGTTGATCTGATAGTTTGCAATTACAGCAGAACCACCGCCAGCAGTGTTTCCAGAGGAGGCCGTACCTGTAGTTGTTATTTGATAACTGTTAGAATCAACAACTGTTACTTTGTGCTCAATGTTTAATTGGGCCGTGGTTATACCGTCCACTGCCGTAGCACCACTAAAAGTAACATAATCTCCTGTTACCGCTCCATGTGCTATGGCTGTTACGGTAATTACCGTAGCACCAGAAACAACAGATCCTGTCTTTAAAGGATTAGATCCAAGAGTGGCGGTAGACCTGATAGGTGTAATGTCGTTATAACCACCACCTTGTTCTATGTAAAACTTGGCTTCCGTTCCAAGGCCCATGAACTTAGAGCCGTCCAATGCAGCCCAAGTATGCAAAGACCGTCCCGTTCCTTCTATGGTATTGCTACTTAGACGAGACCAACCGCCCATCTTTTCAGGACGACCTTTTCGAAAACGGATTAAGTCTGAGTTAAACCAACCATTTTCGTCGCCGTAAGACGTAGTCTCACGATTAACCCCAGGTCGGAACTGTATCTTCGACAAAGGCATTTAACTTCCTACAACTTATCAAGTTCAGTCTTAATTAGATTACGATTGTCCTGTAACCAAGTCTTGCCCGCATCCGTAAGCACCGCTTCAGCTAATTTAGTTGGTGTCTCCAAAGCCTCAAGCCTGTTGATTTCTATTTGTGCCTTTTCAGCAGTGGTAAGATCAACGGCTGTGTGCGTTAGCGTTACTGTTTGCTTGTCGCCGTCTATCGCAGTAGTTGTTGGGCCACGCTTCTTAGTAGACGTTACCTCTTCGGTCACCTCAATAGCTTTGACAAGAACATATTTGCCTAAGTCTAACGGACGTTGGTTGCCTGTAAAAACAACATCGCCACCTTGCATCTCTGGCAACGTAACTCGACCAACTGTGCCACCAAGGCTATTAGCTGAACTGTCTGATTTGCGAAATAAATAGTCCATAGTAGTTCCTTTAAATTATTACTTTACGATATATCTGGCAGTCCACCGCCACGCCTGTAACGAACATTCGTAGCACCTACGTCCCATGCTCCGCTGCCAGACGAACCGAAAAAGAATTTAACAGCTTTGCTTGTTGTCGCACCCGAAAATGTGCGGTCTAACGATCCATCAATCAATCCGTAAATTACAGCCCCTCTACGAGAAAACCCAATAGTGTTTCCTCCAAACCAACCCGCCGACTTACCAGCTTCTACGACACTATTTCCATTTTGCCATCCCCTCGCATCGCCCCCAGCGTTACGAGCAGTAAAAATAGGATTAGTTGTTGTAGGTTGCATTGCGCCAGTACCTGTACCGTTATCTGTAATTCCCATTGCTTGTGTGCCTGAAGTTGTTGCAAAGGTAGCTTCAAAGTCAAAGTCTACGCCAGCGGGGATCAAAGCGTCAGCCGTTCTAATATTCTTATCGCCAGCCGTCAGGCTTACTGTACCAGAGCCAAGACTTGCAGAGCCTGTATCGCCCTGCCAATCTGAAGATGCAAGCGTAATGTATGAGGGAACTGCGTCAGCCGCTGGACCCCAAGAAGCAAGTGGCATTGCTCTGCGACTAACCACTATTGAAGGGTTACTGGTTATAGTTAAATCTGTTTGAGCCGCATCAAAAGTAGCAAATGCTCCGCTATGACTTTGTATGCTTTCAACTTGTTGATCGTATTTTTCGGTTAAGTTTGTCCACGTAGTAGTTGCTACGCCCTCGTTTGCGTTCATAGTACAAGAACCAATAATTATTCCTTTTGCTGGACACGAAATTGTAGCAACCATTGGGTCATCAGAGTTCCCGCCAGTGTCGAAGGGACTATTATCAGCGTCATAAACAGCCATCAGTCCAATGCCACATCTTGCTTGTGCGCCTGAAAATGTGACTACAACGTCACCAGATGTGCCAGAAGCAAGAGGTGCGTACCAAATATCTTGTGAATAACCCGCTTCCCCGCTGGAAACTTGTTCTTTTGCTTTAACCGCTGAAACCCCGGCGACTGTAAGTGTATTTATAGGGGTTGCTCCTCCGCTATTCGAAGAACCAGTAACATTAATAACGATCATTCGTGTTGCACCAGCCGTTCCTAATGCCTGACTAGAAAACGTGTACGCAGTAGCACTAGATCCTGTCACAGCACTAGCAGTAAAGGCGGCTGTTACAGGAGTGGATGAATTATAAGATGAGTACATTGGCATTAACATTATTGCAAAGCCACCACATTAAGGTGTTTAAACGAGCCAACTACGGTACTGTAGAGCATAAAGTCGTGGCCGTTCGTTGTCGTTAAATCATCGCCTGTGACAATTGTATAACCAGAAGTAGTCAGCGTTCCAGCCGATCCATTATTTGTATACTGGAGAACAATAGTTGAAAGTTGCGCTTGCGGAGCCAGAGTATGTGCACCGCCGTTGATACCAGCTTGTATGTTTCCATTTACAGCCGATAGAGTTTCTGTGCCACTAGTGTTTGTTCCGACACTAAAGGCTGTCTGTTGAAACGCGCCAAAGCCTGTACCAATTCTAATCCCACCAGTTCCTGTACCATTCAGGGTAAGATTGGTGTTGGCTGTTATCGTTGTTATTGTGTCGGTTTTTAATGCAGACATTTTTTAATCCTTTACGGTGCTGTAGGCCAAACGATGTCATCAGGGTCAGACTTACTAGCTGGTAAATCTCGCAAGGCTTTTCGATAATTTTTCCAAGCATCCGAAATAGCAGGACTGTCGGGCATAGACATCCAGTCTGACTTAGCCATCAACGTGTCACGTTGTGTTCTAATTGCTGCCCACTTATCAGCCAGTTGATCCTTTGCTAGTTGGTCGGTGTCCTTAGATGCAGTGTCACCGCTTACGTCCCAGTAAGCCAATTGATTATCTAAGCCTTGAACTACCTTGCCGCCATAAGTAACGACATGAGCATCAGCTTCAGATTTGTTATCAAAGTCTTGGTATTTTGTAATAGCCCCACCATTGTGGGAGACTACGGCTGTAAATTCTTTCATTTTAATCTCCTACTTCGGGTTGTCTGACTTGACTTTAGCTATATGGTCTTTAAAGGTAGTCGTGCCATTAACCAAATCGTGATATTGCATGTCAAGTTGGTCTCCTACTAATCCATACTCAGCTCGTCTAGCTTGATTTACTGTTGGCGTAGGTTCAACATAAGTAACAACTTCACCATTCGAATAGGTATCTTGAGTTGTCGTATTGTCTGCAACGTCAACCCATTTTAAATCTGGATGAACTTCAAATGGAGTATCAGCAAACTCACAAATTCTAGTTCCTTGAATTAGTGCTTTCTTTGTCATTACGAATACTCCTCAACATAAACCGCACCTTTAAATCCTATTCCACCAACTTGACCGTCTGTTTCTCCGCCAGAACCACCGCCACCAAATGCAAAGCCAGCGTCACCAGCACCACCAGTTTCAGCGTTACCTCTAGAACCACCGCCAAAAAAGCTATTGCCGCCAGCACCACCAGTTCGTGATCCGCCTGATGCTCCTGACACACCGCCGCCGCCAGTAAAGTTAATACTGCCGCCACTACCAGCCCCACCTGCACCACCAAATTTAACAGTTGTGTTTGCAGAACTTCCACCGCCAACACCACCCGTTGCACTACAAAGGGCTGCAAATGATGTTGTGCCACCAGTTCCACCGATAGACCTGGAAGCTCCAGTAGCTCCACCGGCTCCAATTGTAACTGTTGCAGAAGAAACACTGCTTACATCAATAAGCTCAATAGCTCCACCGCCGCCACCGCCACCACCACCAGAAGCACCACTTGGAGAACCACCACCGCCACCTCCACCAGCACCGACTAATGTAACTTTAATAAGAGTAATTCCAGAAGGCCTAGTCCAAGTTCCAGATGATGTGAAAACTTGTACAGATTTAAAAGAACCTGCTGGTGTTGCAAAACTTAAAACTCCACTAGCATTTGTGACTATTGCCTGCCCTGCACTGCCGTCAGCCGCTGGATAGGTTAATCCGTCAATAGTTACAACTCCACTACCTTCAGGAAGGAGAGCTAAGTTGCCACTTAGAGCCGTGACTGCATCTGTTATAATTGTGGACAATTTCTATCTCCTATTGAAACATGACTGCAATTGCGCCATGCGTGAACGTGCCGCCACTAAATTTTAATTGTGTTAATTCAGCCGAGAGAGCTTTTGCCCCGCCACCAACCGCTCCATCACCGTTATCTGCAGAAGCTTGATTGCCTGTTTTCAGAGCGTGAGACTGAACCCACTTGAAAGTGCTGGTTTTTTGTAAGTTTAGCGTCATTGTACCAGTGATTGGACTTGTGCTGTCTTGAGTTCTAAAGTTAAATCCAGCGGATGATCCAAAACCTGTGATGGCTGTGTTTGTCCACAAAGCCTGGGAGCCAGATGTATAACCGCTAGTCTCAATTCCACCAGAATCTCCAATTTGAACTAAAGCAGTAATACCTCCAGCGGAAAATCTGACCTCGCTAAACATAATTACAACTTGCTTTATTCCAGTTGGAATGGAACCAAAAGTGACTGACGTTCCTGACGTTGTGGCTTGCAGAGCCGATAGGCTAAACCCAGCGGAAGGAGCATCAATAAAGGACAACACGGCAGAGCCGTTACTTTTTATGATTTGACCTGCGCTGCCGTCTGCATGAGGCCAAGTCAGACCATCAAGAACCAGCTTGCCTGATCCGGTTGGAATAACGGCAATGTCACCGTTGTTAGCCGTTTCATTTATTGTATCAACTTTTAATATACTCATGTCATATCACCACAAAGGTTGCGCCAGAGGAGAGAGTTAGTGTCACACCAGAGGCTATTGAAAACGGGCCTGTGCAGCTACCATTGTCGGTAGCAACCATCGTTTGGCTTGTGTTTAATATCGCTTCGTTTACTCTTATAATATCACCGCTATTTCCAACAGAGGCTCCTGAAGCACCTTCTCCTAAGAAAGCACCGCCGCCTCCACCGCCCGGTTTAGTACCCGCCAAACACCAACCTGTTTGTCTATATGTGCCACTTCCATACTCTACAAACTCAAGCTCATCTCCAGCTTCTGTTGTAAAGTTTTGCGCTCCAGCAAGAATGAGGTTGGTGCTACTATGTGTGAGTTGGCAAGCACCGTCAAAGTGAAGCTTGATAACCGTACCAGCCCCACCAGTGGTGTTAATGCTGGTAATAGTTGTAGTGCCGGTTACGTCAAAGTAGTTACCGTCTTTTTGAACCGCTAAAGCAGTAGCAGATGCGACATCAGCACCTTTAGAGAACTGTGCCTGACTATCGTTGGTAGCAATGTTTCCACTAGCCGTAAAATCACCAACAACTGTTACATTAGTAGTTCCCGTAGGGATTTCTAGAACGTCAGCATCCGCATCATTCTTAATTGTTACGTCGTTAGTTGAGCCTTGGCCCGTAAGAACTAACCCTTCCACAGAAGTGTAACCTATGGCAGCATCATCTCCAGCGGCTGTGTCTCCTGTTACATTAAGAGTTCCTGCCGCTGTAATGTCTCCCGAAGATAATATAGTAGCTAACTGCAAGTTTGAAATAGCATCTATAACAGCCGCTCCAGATCCCGCTCCGTCCATGTAAACAATTGCAGACTTACCGTTTGCAATTGTTATGTTAGCTCCAGAACCTTGTGTTAGTATTACAGAGTATGGTCCACTAGAACCAGAATCTGTAGTTGCGTTAATCATAATGAAAAACGCTGATGTTGTGTTTGGAGCTACCGTGACCGTGTTGTTTGCACCAAGGGCTCCTGTAAACTTAATTACACGGTACATACCATCCTGAAGGTTTTCAGTGCCTGATCCAGGAGAAGCTTCTCGAACAGTTAACGTATGAGTTGACCCAGAAAGACCTACTGACTTATACGAAGCAATACGATCTAAAATATCTATGTTGTGATTGGTGGTATCGCCCCAAGCTCCAGATTGTTCTCCAGAGCCTATCTTCTCAATACCAAAACTAGTTGTATATGATGATGCCATTATTTTATTCCTATGCCGCTATCTTAGTCCAATTAGGTGCTTGTGTGTAGGTTATTGGGTTCCATCCAGCTATTTGGCCCGGATTAATTTCTTCCCATATAAGAACCCGTCCTACAGCGGTTGCGGCCTCTACTCCTGTAACCGGAACCGTAATATCTATCTGTACATCACTAACAACCGTAGCCGCAGAAACTCCCGTGACCGAGACGTTGGCTAAACCCGTTGCAACTGCTGTTCCTATAGCAGCAGCCGCAGAAACTCCCGTGACCGGAACCGTTATATCTACCTGCACACTACCTACAGCAGTAGCAGCAGAAACTCCCGTGACCGGAACCGTTATATCTACCTGTATGCTACCAACAGCGGTAGCAGCAGAAAC